CCTTACTACTATTGCAATTAGAGCAGAGAACTTGCAAGTTAGATGGGTTGTCATCGCCCCCATGAATCCTAGGGACTATGTGGTCAACGCTCAAGCGTTCCTCAGTGCCACACATCTGGCAACATCCATCGCGTTTAATAATCTGTTCTCTTATCCGTCTCCATTGAGCCGTACTACCTGAGCCTTTAAGACTTGACATAAATACTCTTATTGCATCGATTGCATATTGCGTAATGAATAGACTCATGATTCCAGTAGGTGAAGTCATGACCAAATAGGAAGCATCTAATCATTGATTGCATAACCTCTGTTACATCGAATACATATACGCATCTCCTGTATAGAATCAGGGTACTTAGGCTTCCAGCCTTTCCAACGGTGGCCTATGAGTTCACATAAACGATTCATTAGTGCCATCCTTTTTTAGTCCAGTGAGTCCATGCCTTGCATGTATCTCCATCGTATCTATGGTCAATATATCGTAAGCCTAAGTCTATCTGTTCTATTGCTGTTAAGTCTTTAGCCATAGGGTTCTTTATCTGTAATAGTCCATATACATAGGATTTAGTAGGACTTCCTAAGTTACCTATTGCTTTTGGATTCCAAGCACTCTCTTTACCTATAAGTCTTGATAGACATATTGCTTCTCTTTTATCTAATGTTAAACGTACATAATCTCTTGGTTGAATGGCATCTATTGAGCCACCATCTGCTACTGCCATAGGTATAGATAGAGATATCCCAATAACGGCGGCTACCGAGCGGGCTATCCGCGAAGCGGCCCGCTCTGAGCCCTTTAAGGCTCTAGCCTGTAGAGTACCGGATGTGTCAAGCGATTTAGCATAACCGCAGGTCAGAACGGCGTGTCTAATTGTCTGTAGAGTAGAAGCCGCTTCCTTTGAACTGGATGTTAGGTACTGAGTAAATCTTTTGCATAGAACTATGGCAGAACTGACACTTCGGGTCATGAGGTTCATGGATTGATAACTCCTTCTCGTACCGCAAGTTAGCCTCGCAGTCTTCGTTGGTACATTCAAATTCATATATTGGCATTAGCGCATGTCCTGCATCGGACGTCCTTTATCTTCCATGAGCCGCACTGGTTGCATCTCTCAGGTTCTAATTCTACCGAATCTTGCTGAATATCGCCGTAACCTGCCATTAGCAATAGATTAACCAAGTCTTGAAACCTCATAAATGCAAGATACTGTGAAGCATCTTCCCCTTGTCCATTCATGCGGCACACCACGGCGCTCAGTTCCTTACCTTGCGACCTTTTCTCGACTTGCTTAATCCATGCTAGAGGTGAGAACTCAGAGCGCGCTTTTATCTCTATGTCGAACGGGACATTGTGGATATCCTTACCCGCACCTCTGCCGACGCTTGCGCTTCTCCACCAAGTTTGTAGATAGGAGATAACCACTCGCTCAGTACGAAAACCCCGGCTTTTTCTGTGATTAGTCATAGCAACCTTGGCTATGCCTTCCCAGCAGAATTAACTGTGCCACACTTGCAAGTCCATGACTGCTTCATGTAGCGCTCTTTAATTTGCGCAATGGTCGGATGTTCGTTGCAACTATCGCAGATAATCGCCCATCCCATGTCCTGAAGAATCTGAGCCGATGCTCGAATATGAGCCATTGCCTCTTCATCTGGGAACTCTTCCCACTCGTTATCTTGATTCTGAAAATATAACTTACCCACGTTTCACCTGTGGCTTCCATGTTCCATCTGAAGAAATCTCGTACCAGATAGGGTCACATGGTACTTGTCCGCCTGGCATGTCTCTAGTGCTGGTTTCTGGACATCTCCACATCCCGTACTGTTTACCAGCCTTGCTGGTTCCAGTCTTCCAGATTCGAGCCCCATGTACGCAACTCTCGTCCGGCGCAGTCCCACCTAGTAATTGCTTCACCGTGTCTACTGCTGTTTCCATAGTCGCTGGCGGTGTCGCTTCCCATTGAGTCCATGGGTCAGATTCTACTGGAACTGGTACATATTGCTTAGAAGTATCAGCCATCTTAGCCTTTACTTCTTCAATATTAGCCTTTACTTCTGCACCTTTAGCAACTTTCTGCATCTCCTCGCGGCTTGCGCGCTTACCCTTTGTAGCATAACCTGCATTAGCCAAAGCACGACCGATAGCAGAAGTTTCGCAATTTTCCAACGCAGACGTGGCGTTAACTCCCCGACCCTGGACTGTTTCTTCTGCCAATCCAGTCGTCCAAGGTCTTGTATCAGCCTCTGTGCGATAGATTTCAGCAAGCACGATAAATCGATTAGCACTCTGCTCCAGTAACTTAGTATGAATCTGTCCATCTGGGTGCTCCTTCCAATACTTAACTAGGCGTTCTTCGACTGTCTCGTAATCATCTAAATTAAACATAAAGTTCGTTCTCCTCGGTTCTTAGTTGTCCTGATATAGCAAAGTATGCTGCTCCGTCGATGTAATTATCGACTTTTCCAGTCTCCATTGACCTAGCGATTTTGACCAACGCCAGACACATAGCCACTTGGTAGTCAGTAACCGGCATTTCGAGGTATGCAGACCATAGGGATGCTGTTCTGGACATGTTGTCTGTCGGGTGTCCATAGTCCAAGCCACGGTCTTGGATGATAGCCCTGGCTTCGTTGAGATAGTCACCGGCGTTCATCCGTTAACTCTCTGGAATTGCTCAATACGGCCTTCAATCTGGCCGTCATGCTTGCCCATCTTATACATAAGAACCCCGATTAGGCCATGAGTGCCTAAAAGGATTAATTGTAGAACTGTCATGTTATCTCCCTTCAACCGTGTTTCGGTTGTTAGGAGAACTCTACAACGGCAGTTCAACCTCGACTAGCACATTTTGATAACGGTTAGGTAACAATTCTGCTTCATCTACCGCATCGTCTAGCGTGCGCCTGATGTCGTTATCTAGGTCGTCCATAAACCTTGCCCTGAACGATAAAAGTGCCGTTCTTCTCAATGTTAATTATGTCCACCTGCACGTTTTTGTTATGGACGTACATGATGCAGAAAGATTGTTGCCAGTTCATGACCCCATGGGTGTAAGAGGCTTTGCGGGTATCCATGAGATGCCCTGCTTCTACGCCCTGCAGGATACGCCCTACACGACCCCCAGAAGCCTCTGTAAACGATGACCTACCACTTCTGTGAGTGTGACCCGAGATAACGTTTTTCCCTCGCCTACGGGCTCCCTCAAGGGCTGAAAGACCCCCTTGTGGCTTAATAGGTGTGTGATCTCCGTGGACGGCAATCCAATTTGGGGCAATAGGCATTTCATCACGCCAGAATTTGATACCCAGTTCGTCCATCTTGAGGAATCGTTCAAAGCGCAGCTCTGGCAATGAGCCAAGAGCAGGAATCTTGCTGCTTATCTGGTTATATAGGCGGTCTGTGTGGTTGCTTCGGATCATATCGGTGCAACCAAGTTCCCAAAGAATGTCCACAGTCATGTTGCGGTTATCGTCTAGGGTTTGTGCGAACCATTCGGCTCTACCCTCACTCCAACGCCCCAGCTCGGTCATATCCATCTCGTCGCCGAGGGTTACTGTCTGGTCTGCCTTGAATGTCTTGCTAAATCTGATGATATTGGACACGACATGCGAATCATGGAGCGGAATCTGCATGTCAGGAATGACCAGTATGCGTTTCATTAGTCCTCGTCGTCGTCCTCGTACGGAATGTTGTCAATCCGATTAGGCAGGTTAGGGATTATCCAGTCAGGGAACGAATCACGATCAGCAAGAATCCAGAACGCATGCGTCTCTGTGAATCCTGCCTTGCGTAACGACTTGTAATACTCGTTGAGCGCGATGCAGTAGGCATCAAGAGCTGAATAAGTGTCTAGGTCTATGACTGGTCTTTTGCGTGCCATAGGATAAGTGTTACTTACCTAAAAGGTCAATGATGGTATCGACACGCGCAGAGATGCGAGTAACCTCGTCACGAAGGCTTGAGCCGCTATTGGGTTTAAGTTCAGATAGGTAATGTTTAATCATGAACTGGGTATATGCAGCAAGACCACCAAGAAGAGTGACAACAGCCACAAGCCAAGCAGCAAGGTCAGCCGCGCTCATTACTTTTTAGGAGATGCGTAACCGAATACGCCAGCCACGATTGAACCAAGGATTGCTCGGTAATCTAAAGCGAAGTTAGAAGTAGTTCCCCATACTGCAAGGAACGCTCCTACTGAGATTATTGCTGGATGCTTCATGTTCATAGTTTCCCGCCTAACATGGGTATATTAAAGAACGAACCGTCTGTATCGCCCTTTTTAGTGAAAGAGATATGGCAATGATGGTTATGCGGGTTGCTTCCAGAATACTTTCGCCAGCGCCAGCCCATGCGAGACGATGCAATGCGTCCGTTGAATATGATGTAGGAAATTCTTTTATCTCCTGCCTTGGCGCAGAGTCGAATCTGGTCAGCAATGTTTGGCATGAGGTCGGGTTTCGCTGAACCAGATACATCTCTGTCAATGTCGATAGCCCTAACCGTTGCGCTATCAGCGCTTGGTATATGGTCAGACTTACCACCTGCGACATGGCGAGCATCTGCGACCCAGCCGTCACTGGCTCTATCTCGGTCTGGAAAACTATCGTCGAATTGCTCACGAAGTTGCTTCCCGGCTTTGCATAACTTTGGGGTCATGCCAGTAAAGCAGCAACTTCTTCGGCTGTAATCCCAAGTTTCTCAGCAATCATTTGCTTGCGAGCGATGGCGGCTTCTTGCTCAGCAATTGCAACATTTTCCAAGCGAGTTATTTCTGCTTCGATTGCTTTTACTGTTGGAACTTTTGCTTCGCCTTTATGAAGAATGATTGAAGATAAATCATAATCATCAATTGAAAATTCAATATCTGGGCCAAGAAGAGATTTTAGGGCTTCGATAAATTTGTCCATTATGCACCGATTTCCATG